AGACCCTTTGTCCAGCCATTCTTCAAGCTGGGCTTGGGCCTCGGTCGTCAGCGCGTTGATATCCGCCTCGGTCTTGACGGGCTGGCCCATCATCGGCGGCGGCGGCAGTTTGGCGACCGCCTTGTCATCGGGGAACAACGGGCCGGGCGGAGCCTTTGCTGCGCCATCCTCTCTTACCGGCATGGTCTTCCAGCCAGCCTTTTGCGCCGCGGTGAGCGTGCCGTTCCCGTCGGTGACCTTGTATTTCCCGTCTGGCGTCTTCTGAACCGAAATAGGGTCACGCTTCGGGAGCTTGCCGTGTGCAGCGTCCTGCATCCGCCGATGAGCCGCCTTCCCGCTCTGCTCGTTTTCCCCAGGTGTCTTGCTCGATACCAGCTTGTCCATCGGCACTTTACCGGTGGCCTTGTCGGTGTGGAAATACTTGTCGTGCTCCTCCGCCAGCTTGTGCGCGCCGAGCAGAGCTTTGTGCCTGACCTGGTGTTCGCGGCCGTGCTCGTCCTCGACCGTGACTCCGTCCGCTCCCGAAGCGACGATCTTGCCGTGCCCCTTCACCCCCTCATGCTGGAAATCAACCCAGTCGCCGTGTTCATGTTTCGCAGGCGCCGGCGCCTCTTCGGCTTTCTTCTGGCGCGGATGCTTCTCCTCTTTCGACGTGCGCACCCAGTGCCGAGTATGCCGCCCAGCTCGGTCCGTGCTGTCGCGCAGCGTTAGTCCAGGCCGCGACGTCAACGCCTTGAACAGCAGCAACGGCCCCTTTACCGGGTGGCTCAACAAATCCGGTAATGGCCGGAGTGCCTTCTGCAGCACCTCTTCCAGCCCTTCAACAAGCGGGTCGGCAGGTTGGCCGGTCGCGGTGGCATCGCCAGAGTCCTGGCCCGGGACCTCCCCATGCAGGAACCGCCGGTAGCCGGTATTGTCCTCCAGCACCGTCCCGTCGGCGCCAACGTCCGCCACCTGATACGTGTTCAGTTTGCGAGTCTTGTGGCCCAGATACGACTCGTGGTGCAGCTTGTGCCGCGCGCCCGCGCCGTCCTCGGCAGTGAACCCATGCTTTCCCACGGCGAGCACCTTGACCGTGACGACGCCTTTCGTGGGATGCTTGGCGTAGACCAGATCTTGCCGCTCGATCCCGTCAACCGGTTTTGGGGTCGTGCCCAAAGGTCACGCGGTTTGCAAAGAGCGCAATAGATAGCCCTCCAGCGGCCACACCTGCCGAATGGCGTCCTCGTAAGCCAGCTTGCGGCCGAGGTCGGCGTTGAAGTTCGCGGCCGATACCGGGGCTGATTTGCCGATCAGTGTGTAGCCGTTGTCCATCACGAGAAGGCAGATCGACAGCAAGGCCAACGATGGCATCTGCGGAGCGTCCCCGATGGCTTGGGCGCCCGTAAAGTCGTACCGTGCCGCGATTTTGGCTTCCATGCTGGCCAGTGACACCCGGGGAGCCCCCGTTGCCACCGCAGCGGCTTCCGCCTCACCCTCTTGTAAACCCATGATTTAACTCCCTGTCAGTCGCAGAATGCCACGACATTGCCCAACGTCGACATGGCAATCGATGTGTTGAACCCGCTGCCTAATGGGCTTGTTAGCATGAGAGCGGAGAACCGGCCTGCGATGAATGTGCCGGCGGCTGTCACCACCAACGTGACCGGGGCGCTGTTCTGGCTTCCTGCGCCCTTGACGACAATCTGGCCAGTGACGTTGACGTAGAGTCCGCGGCATTTCGGCGGCAGCGGCAGAGTGTCGGACGGCACCACGTTGAAAAACGAGCCGGATAGCCAGTACTGCGGCGGGCCGGCGAGCTGCGGCCCCCAGAGCCCGGATGGAGTTTCGAGCTTGATCGGCTCTTCCTGATAGACCGGGCCTGTGTCGGTGGTGGTGCTCATGGTCGATCCTCACGCACAAACCCCGGTATGGCATAGACGTAAGCCTTCGCCATAGTCGGTCCTTTCTTCTGCCCGAACGCGTCATCCTCGGGCTGGTCCGGAGGCATCCCGCCAGCGGCCTGTGTGCCGGGTTGTGCATCGGCGGGATCACCCTCACCGTCGACGGTCCCGAAATCCTCTTGCTCCCCAGGCTTATCCCCGCCGAACTCATCCCCCGGCTGGCCTGGTGGCGGGCCCTGGACGTCGATCTGCCATACTGGCACCAAAGCCGGGTTGAGCGGCGCGGTGCCAAAGTCCAGACCACCCTCATCGACCGGATAGGGCTCGTATCCCATTTCCGCCCGCAGTTCATTGGTCGACAGGATCAGCTTCCGCGCTTCCCAGACCTGCTCATCGTTCTCATCCTCCAAGCCAACCCAGCGGAAACAATATTTCTCCGAGAACTCCCCCACAATGAAGTCGGTAAGCGTCTGTTCATAAAAACTCATGAACGGCCGCAACCCCTTGTCTTTTGCCGCGGCCAGCTTTTCACCCGTGTCGCTCCCGGAGAGCGACGATTTATCGGCAGAGAACGACTCGAAATTGATCTCCGCCGGGTCCATCCCGTAGATCGCACAAACAATGGACGCAAGAAACGACATCCATTTTGCGAAATACATTTCATTGAACTCAACGCCAAAGGACTCGAATGTCGCTTTGCTTTCTGTGTCCTTCGATATCATGACTGGTAAGGCCCAGGCGTTATTGATGCCTTTGACCATGCTGTTCCAGTATCGACGGAATGCGCTGATATCTTCTTGTGAGTAATCCCCGCTCATGTGGAGCAGGCCCTTCGGTATAGAGTTTTCGTCGAAACCCCTGATATTATAGGTTAATGCGTTCAGAAACCCGGTCACAATCCGGATCATCAGTTCCGGCTCACCCAGACCATATCCGGATAACCGGACATCGGTGCGTGGGTTGCGCACCTCGTAAACGAGCTGGTCCATTGTGTAGGCGGTCACAATCCGGCCGTTGACCACCTGAAGGGCGAAGATCTCGTCGTCCCCCTGGTAGCCGTCCTCCATGCAAAGCCGGATTGTCGCGCCGTCCACCGCATAGAACCCGTCCAGCCCCAGAGACCGGTCGCGCTTCCATTCTGTTTCGATCGGACACGCGTCCATGGCCAGCGAGTCGCGCATCGACTTGGCCATGAAATGGGCAAACGGATCGCGCCGCAGCCGCTTGCGTTGGCGCGCGTTGAATTCCCAGCCGCAATTCGCCATGAATTTGGCAATCAGTTGCGTGCTGGTCTGCTCCTCAGACGTCAGGATGTGCGTCCGGTCGACGTGGCGAATTTCAAACCCTGGGCCGCCATCCTCCGAGATCTGGCAGAACCGGTTGACTTGGCGCACCCGGGTTTGCAGGACCGAGGCAAGGATAGGGGTTTGCTCGCACATCACGCGCAGCGCATCAAAGCCCACAGGAGACGGTTTTTCGAAATACTCGCCCGAAGCAAAGACCTGAAGGTCATCGACGTACAGCGAGCGCATGCCAGGGCCAGGCTTGTTCGTCGGCTTGCCCTGCGTTGTCCCCCAACTCCCCCCTCGCGCATCGGGAAAGGTGAGGATATTGGCAGACCCCCGTGCTTTGAGGAGCGCGCTGTCCTCAAGCCCCTGGTCAATGAAGCTGATGATTTGCTGCATCTCCGATGAAGGAATGAGGCCGGAACCGGTCGGTCGGTAGATCCGGCCGAGCTCGGCGTTGGCGTCAAATCGTTCGGAGGCCGGAGCCGCTTGGTCGAAAGCCGTCTGGCGGGGATCGTCGCTCATGCCGCATAGTGCCATCACGACGGAAAGAAACAGCGAGCCGGACGGGCAACGTGTGCCCGGATCGCTGTAAGGTTGTAGACGTAGGGATCCAGCCAAACCATCAGACCCAGGGGGGAGGAAACCCGTCCTAGAGCGATGGCGTAGATCATACCGCTTGGATTCGCGGCAAGGTTTTATTTTGGGTCGAAGAGCTCGCAGGAAACAGCGGTCGCTTCGGTCGTGAACATGCGCAGGTTGCAGTAATTGATATCCGCCTTGTAGTTGACGCACCCGCTGCACGTTCCAGGCCGATAGCCCTGGTCCATCATGTTGGCGACGTGAACCGGGAAGCCAGGCATGTTGCGTGTGACCTTTTCCCCCAGCGGGGTGTCTGACTTGGGCCGCTCGCCCTTCTGACCGGAATCCGGAATGATGAACTGCGATGCTCCATGTACTCTCGTGAACCCGACGTCAGCCAGCATCGTTGCGAATGAAAAATGTGGATCAATGCCGCGTAGTTTTACAACCTTGGGTTTAGGTTTTCTGGTCTCGTCATCCTGCTCGACCACCAATCCCGTGGCGCAGTAGTCGCGGAATACCATATCGCGGATGATGTTGACGCGCTTCCACTCGCCATCGTCCAGCACCGTCTGCTCAAGGACCGCCGATGGAAACAGGCAATGTCTGTTCTTGATACGCATTAACGAAGTTTGCATCATTCGGTACTGCTGGACGCCAACCGTGTACCGACTACGATCGTCCTCTGCCGTTTTGCGATCACTGCGCGATGCGGCATCTCCCCAGGTCAGCATGTCCGCGCTGGCACCCGTATAGGCAGAAACCATGTATGCGCGGCCAGACCACCGGGCGCAGAAGCGCCTAGCGTCGTTGGCGTTCGGCAGCTGCTCAACCGTCGCGATGGAGACCCGGTATTGCTCCATCAGTTCATCGACCCTGGCAAACGGATCGCTGTTGGTGTCAAATATGGCCTCGCAGTGAATGATGGCCTGCCGATTGTCAGGCAGCCGCTTCTTGATGACGACGGCGCACCACGCGGCATGCTGATCCACGCCCATGTAGACGTCGCCCGCGGCGTTGGATGCCTGCCACTGCAACCCCAGCCGCTCGCCTTCCTCGGCACTGGCCATGCATGCTGCCATGTCGAGCGGCACCTGCTTGGGGTCGATATAGGGAAGCCCTAGCTTCCGGTTCCAGAATGACTTTCGTTGATCACCTGTAATGGCGCGGTTCCAGGCTTCAATCATATCCCTAGCTGTGATTGTGCTCGATACGATCTGGGAAATATGGAAGCTGTCTATGTGCGCATCCGGACGCGCGGCAACAAACCTGCCCGGGTTTGCTGGATCTCTGATCCATGCCGAGCACTTCGGGCAGCAATAGACATAATCGAGGGGAGCTTCCTCGATCTGCCCGGTGTTCAGCGTCACGCACGACGGGAAATGCTGCGACAGGTCGCTTTCAGCGCCGCATGCGGTACACAGGCTGTACCAGGATTTCATGCTCCCGAGGCTCCACCATTTCGCGATGTCTGCCTCGGGCATATTTGCCGTTGATAACATGAAACGAAGTCGTAGCCGACTGGCGGACATGCGCTCGTAGATGCGGTCTAATTGTTCGAGAGATATCTGTTGGACTTCATCAACGATTTCAGCGTCCATGGCGCGAGATTCTGTCACCGTCTCAGAACTCGTCCACCCGAACAGGAAATGAGACTCACCTAGAATCCTCGTCAGGACGTTCTGCTCGCCAACGTTGATGATCGACCCGTCGGGCAACGTCCTCGTCGTGAGGCGTCTATGCAAATCCGGCACGGCCCGGATCAGACGAAGGAAGCGGCGTTGCGATATATCAAGAGCTGTAGCCTGGTCCGGAAGGAACATGCCGATCACCAGCGGTTCCCACGCAATCGCGATCCACAACGCATATAGGAAAGAAAGCACAGACGCCCCCATCTGCGCGCTTTTCATCAAAACGATAGTAGAACGTCGCGCTTCCTCGATGGTGGCCGGCATCGACATGTAAATCTGTTTTAAGACCGGTCTCGAACTAAGCTCGAAGTCGATACCATCGATTTTTAGCCCCTGCTGGGCCAAACTCTCCACCCATGGGACGAACCCCAGAATGGCGGCTTCGCTTTTCCGACCGGATGCAACCGTGATCCGGTCAAGTTGGGCCAACCATTCCGAACGGAGGTCTATACCACTCACAAGAGGCGGCCGATCGACCGCGCCCAATCAATCGGATCTTTGTCGTGTTTTCTCCGGTTGCAAGGCGCACATAGAAGCGTAAGCCCAGGTCCCTCTGGAAATGCTACATTCCCGCAGGAACACTGGCATTTCCATCTGGACCGCCCTCCCGCAGGCGCTCTTACGTACTCGATCACTTTTAGCCGACCAAACGTCTGACCCGTCAGATCGATAAGATTCACAGCATCGCCCCATGCCCGAGTTCCCGCATCTCGGCCAGGATTGGCTCCCCGACATGCGGTGGCAGCCTGTGGATGACGTCGGCAAGGTCTCGCATGAATGCCCGATCCGCTTCGATATCGCGGATTATTACACCAATCCGGGCAGCCCTGTCCAATGTCCGTCCAATCTTGTCGGCCGTTTCTAACATCAGCCGAACATTTCTAATCTTGCCGTCCTCAGATACCGCCATCGCCCGCAGCGCCTCCAGGTCGGCGATAGTCCGATGCAGGATATCGAGGAACCGAATAGGGGCGCTTGCGCGGTCTCTCTTGGTTATGCCAGACAGACCACGGATCACGCGAGCGTCAGTTTCGATCGGCGGCGAGTGCGTGCCCTTGAGCCTGTTCATGGCGAGGCCGGTCATGGCTCGCTCGACCCAGACATAGAGCGATGCCCTGGACACCCCCCGGTTGAGGAACTGCCGAACGATCACCCCGCGCGGCGTGCCATCCGGAGCGGCAGAAACAGCCGCGGCAACCTCAGCCTGAAGCGCGGTATTCGTGGGTTTTCCAGCCATGGCTGGACTCCTGACTGGAATCCAGCCCGGTGTCTAGACGTGTTCGACGCCCTGGGCTCGATAGGCAATGGGCTCACTCATTCTCCGTTCTCCGCGCACATGAACAGGGGCGCGGTAGCTGCCTCGGCCTTCGCGGCGGCGATCTCAGCCCGAAGTTCCGCGGAAAGGCGCGTACGTCGACGGGTGATCACGGCGTGGCTGGTCTGCGCAATCTCCGCGCCGTGGAGAACAACCATCTGATCCTTTGGGGAGTTTGTTGAAGCGAATGCCGAGTTGGCCGGCTTGCTTGACAAGGTACGAGCGGTCCAGCCCGAGGGCGGCCGCGGTCTGATGGGCGGAGAAGCCTTGCGCCGCTTTCGCGCGAATCTGCTCTATGAGGGCTGGAGTCAACTTGGTCATGAAATCATTCTGCTCTCTTGGTTAATAATAGCCGGGTCGAGTTTCGATCCATAGCTTTATAGCGTCAATCTCGCCTGACTTGGCAGCAACAAATAAAGCCCGCTGGATCTCGACGTTCGCCTGGGCGACGCCAAAAGCGAGTTCCTCGCCGTAGAGGGTGCGGATCTCGGTCGGCGTGGCGTGAACGAGGCGGGCGATGTCCTCGATCTCTATGGCGAGACCAGCCATGCCTTTGACGAGTTCTCGGGAATGCGGGGTCGGTTCATGAGACATGACGGCGGCTCTTCCCCCGCTTCGGGCTGCCGATCTGCGCCAGCGCCCGCGGCAATCGCGTGATCCCAGACGAAGGGTTCCGTGCCGGACCAGAACCCTTCCCGGTTCCATCCGGAAACGTCCAGAACGTATCGTAATCGCGCTGATACGCCGGATCGAGCACGAGGATATTCGCTCGATCAATAACCGCCGCATAATCGGAGAATTCCTGCTCTTCAACGACAATCCGATATGGAACGCGCACTTCCTCTAAATATCGCACGGTCAACCGACTATCAGAGCGCCCCTTCGAAATGATATAGACCGGAAATCTAGGGTTCATTGGGTCGCCCACCTCTTGTCGACGTGTGTCTTAATCTCGATCAAGGGGAACCAGACGAAGCGCGTTTTCGCTCCGATCTTTTGGTCGATAATCCTGGCAAACTCGTCAACCGCATCCTGATCTTTAAGATGAACGGCCAGCGTCTTGAACGCCATCTTGTCGTTCTGTTCAAATTCCGGCATGCCTTCCCACTCTTTCGTCGGATCAATCAGCGGGGCGAAAAGTTGATCGATCTCCTGCGTGGAGAAGCCGGAAAGCGTCAGATCGACGTGTTCGAGCTTCAGTTCAGCCAGTTCGAGCTTCAGGAGCGGGATATCCCACTGCGACCCACTGATGGCGATCTTGTTGTCCGCTATGACGAGAGCGCGCTTTTGCAGCGGCGAGAGATAACCGAGCCGGATCGTCGGAACCGATGTCATGCCGAGCTTGCGACACGCCGCCAGTCGCCCATGACCTGCGATGAGCTCGTTATTGGCATCTACGAGACACGGGTTCGTAAAGCCAAACTCTCGGATGCTTTTCGCTATCATCTCGATCTGCTCAACGGAGTGCTGACGCGGATTATTTGGGTATTCCTTTATGTCATTGATTGGTGTCTCGTTTACGACAAGACGCTCTGACACTGGATCATTGACGGCGACGGCTGCTGGCTTCCGAGCCATTGGAGCGACCTTTCATAATAGTCAAGCGTATCGGGGCGTTGCGGCGGTGCCACCGTAGGTAATGACGATCCGAGCCGGTGAGGTGGGGCCTTGGTTCGGGTTGACGTCGCACCGGAACAGCGTGCGGGCGGAAATCGGCATGCCATCGAGGTGCATGCCACAACCACAGATCGCATCGGGCTTGCCCGTCGCCGTGCGCTCACAGCCGGAGCAAAGGAAAACCCCATTCCGCTCGACGATCCGGCCTAAGCAGCTCCGACAAACATGATCGACGAGCCTCCAGCCCGTATCAGGCTCCGCGTTCAGATCGACAGCTCGTATTGGGCGGACCATGGCCGGTGCGGCGATGAACGGACCAGAGAGGGCCAGAACACGCGCGGAAGCCCGAACGTCACAGGCGTCAGCGCCGATTTGACCATGCCAATCATGACCTCGCCCAAGGATGTGACGGATTGCCGGTGCACCTGCTTGACTTGATCGCCGGAACCAAAAGCCACGTGCTCCGGGTGCAGCAGATGCGTCAGTTTGGGCACTGACCCTTTCGAGTTGCGGCCGCGCAAAGCCTCCGCGTGCCTGGCATCGCAGGAGGCACACAAGCGCCCCCAAATCATCCTGTCCGAAATGGGCAGAGCATGCGCATCGCCGCCGATATTGTCTCCATCGGGTTGGGCATCTTGCCCGTCCGATGCATCGCGCCCGTCGGGCAGCCCCGGCACGCCACCATCCCGAGCCAAGGGTCAGGCGCGCGTGGTTTGTTGGCCGCTTCGTGCAGTCGCGTACAGCCCGATACCGTCAAGGTCATCTGCTTGCGCGTGCACTGAAAAACCTCAGGCTGCATGGGTCACGCCCGAATCCTGTCAACCTATAAGTCCAACCCGCTAGACCCTGCCGTGGAAAAGCGCAACCCGCTGGGCTTACTGGAAGCGGCCGTATGTCGTGACCGGAGCGCCCCTGGGCACAGTGACGGGGATCTCCGCTGTCGTCGTGATGCCGGCCGGGTCGGTGACGAGGATGTTGACCGCCCCGGGCCCGACCTGGGTTCCCGTGAACATGAGCGCCGTCAAGGCAGCATTCAGCGTACCAAGACTGCCCACCATGCTGACAGCAGCCGAGCCCGTGCCCGTGCCACCGGGAAGCGTCAGCGTGCCGTCCGTCGACGTGAGGCTAAGCGAGAAAGTCCCAGCCGGGACGGTGTCTGTGATAACAATGCCAGGAACCCCCACCGTGAACCCTGGCACAACCGCCAGCGGCATTACCCATGTCATGTAGACCTGGGGCTGAGAGGACGGCAGAGGTCCGAGCAAAGTCCCGGTGAGCCAGCTCGAAACGGACCGCTCGGACCAGAGTTTCGAGCCGTTTTCGTACCAGACCGAGCCGGACACATACGCTATCTCGATAGCGCCCGAAGTCGTGCCGTCCGCTATGCCGTTGATCGCAACCTGGCCAGACGGGGTGAGCGTGTAGGCATTGCCCGGAGCATCGATGATTTGCGGACCAACGGTTACGACGGTTGCGAGGTTTTGCGATTGCTGCCCGGCCACCAGGAATGGGCCTGAGGTCGACACAACTGTTTGGGTGAGGTGGTCACGCACCGCGACGGTAACCGCCGGGTTCGCCGCCATACCAGGGTGCACAAAGGCAAACCCGATCGTGGACACCGACGCGCCTTGTGGCAGTGGCTGCCAGATGCCCCCATTATCCTGATAGTCAAACGCGCGGATGCTCGTGACATTGCCAATCGAGCCGGAGACCGCGAACTGGTAGCCCGCCTGTTGCGTGGCAATCGGGGCGATCAGCACCGTTTCCGGAGCGCTGACAGCTTGCGTGTTCGTAAAGGCGTTCGAAGCCGCTACAATCGTGGGCGCATTGGCGTCGCGCACCGACACGGTGTAAGAGCCAGCCGCAGAGATTGCGGGCACGGTGAACGAAAACGCCGTCAAGCTGATGGGTGACCCAGCGGATAGCGCCGTCCACGCCCCGCCCCCCGATACCTGATACTGAAGAGAGGGAATGAGGAGGGCATTGCCAATCGAACCGGAGACCGTGAACGCGTTGGCGGTCGTCTGAGGGCCGATCGTGCCGACCGCGAGCCCTTCGGCCGGCAGCGGTGACGTGCCAGTGCCACCGGGTGGTGACCAGGCAAACGTGGAGATGGTCTTGGAAAACCAAAGATTTGAAACGGACTCGTACCACACCGTGCTGGAGACGTACGCCAATGCCTTGGCGTTGGCAGACGAAGAGTCAGGAACCCCGTTGACCGCGACCTGCCCTGCCGCGGTCAAACTGAAGGACTCCCCGGATGCGTCGACAATGGTTGGACCGACCGTTGTGACCACTGTATCGTTTGGCGACGGCGGAAAGGTGACCGCGAAACCACCCGAGGTCGCAGAGATCGCGTTGTTGCTCGCATCGCGGACGGAGACCGTATTCGACGCCCCAGCGCTCAACGACGGATTGATAAAGCTGAACGTGGCCGTGCCAGGTGCCCCGCTTAGTGAGAACCCTGAGGGAAGCGGCTGCCAACCGCCGGTGTTGTCCTCATACTGCAGAACGAGAGCCGAACGCGCGTTGAGCACCGTTCCCCCAACAGCGAACGGCGTCCCCTGAAGCGCTGGTGAAATCGGGCTGATACTGATCGACTCAACCGGCGCAGCCGCAACGCTGAAACTGTTCGACAGCGCGGTCGTGGCTGTCGCCGCCGCATCCCGGATGCCGACTGTCGCCGATGCGGTAGCGGACAAGCCTGGGTTGACAAACGAGAACGACGTGGACGTGACGGTGGGCGTGCCGGGCAGGGCGGACCACGCCCCGCCAGAGTCCTCGTATTGCAGGCTCGGCGCAACGGAGTCCCCGGCGATAATGCCCGAGACGGTGAAGGGAACTCCAGCGGCCTGAGAAGGGATGGCGTTGATCGCGAAAGTCTCGACCGGCGCGGCAATGACAGAGAAAATGTTGGAGGTGGTCGATATGGTGGTCGTAACCGAATCCCGGACGCTGATCGTGTGCGAGGAACCAGCGGCAATCCCTGGAACCGTGAAGGCAAACGTGGAGCTGGTGA